TGCAACAAGAACAGGCTTTTGCGGCTCATGTAGATGGTAGAGTTGGCGCTGCTCTGCACCTCGCTTGGAGCGTTGTTGACAACGTCGTCGAGGTGAGTCAAGATGCCAGAAGCACCAGCACCAGCAACAAAGGCGCCAACACCGGAAGCAATTTCCTTGTCGTATCCCAAGCTAGCCTGCTGGTCCACGGCTTGGTGCATCAAACCGTCGAATGAGCTACCGTGCACACCACCGCCAGACAAAGACGAATCAGATGGGTCGAAGTTACCGCCCCAAATGTTCTTTTCCACTGTCTCAGCGACCTTAGCTGCCACGTACTGCGCAGCGTAAGAAGTGAAGTCGGCAGGAGCGTTGCTGCTCTGACCGCGCATACGCATACCTTCCCAGGTTGCACGCAGGTCCTTGTTGCAGATTTGCTCGTTGACCTTCAATGCGGTGGTAGCGAGTTCGACCTCACCCACAGCCAACTGACCAGAGCCAGGTGTAGCGAAGGTGCATGACGCTGCAGAGATAGCAGCACCAGAGAACTTGCGGAGGACCGCCTTGCTGTGAACGTTCTCCAAAGTGGAGATGTAGTTGCCAGCCAAAGTATCGGCTGAGAGGATAGCAGCAGCCACGTATGGACGTGCCGCTTCTCCTGCGTAGCTACCAGCTTCGATGGTAGCGTTGTTAAAATTAAACTTGCTCATGTTTATGAGAATTGTTGAAGGAGAGCTGCGACGCGCTCCTGTGGTGAAAGATTCTTAAGGTCGACGGGCTGCTGCTGTGCTTCAGCAGGTGCCGCGTGCTTGAGACCAGGGGCGGCTGCCTCCAGTTTCAATGCCTCAAGCTCGGCCTTGACGGCTGCGAGTTCGAGGGCTTGTGGGTCTTCTTGTGGCTCCTCGGCAGACATCTCGACAGGCTCCTCGGCCTGTTCTTCCATGTCCTCCTTGTCCTCCTCCTCGTCCTTGTTCAGGGACGCCAGTGCTTCGCTAATCATGTCGGCCACCTGTGCGGCTGTGACGTACTCTGGCTTGTCTTCTTCTTCGTCTTCGAGTTCAACCTCGATTTCGATTTCGATTTCTTCTTCCTTGTCTTCTGCCGCTGGCTCCTCCTTAGGTGCCTCGGGGTTGACTTCGCTCAACTCCTCCTTGGGTTCTTCCGACTGCTCGGCAGGAGCGTCCGCGATAGATTCGAGGGCACCTCCTTCGCCGATGACCATGACGCGGCCATCTTCCAATTCGTAGTCGCCAGGAGGAAGGGCAATGCGTTCGCCTTCGTCGTTAATGATGTACACCTCAGCACCTGCCTCGAAGGCTTCTGCGTCAGTGTAGATGACTGTGCCGTTGGCCAAAGGCGCTTCGGCGAGTTGAGTTTCGGGGGCCGTTTCTTCGCTTACGGTCAACTCTACGTTGAAGCGATTGAAGACCTCCTGTACACGTTCTTTGAGGGACATGATGAGGGTGGTTTTGTGCATAACGATTTTAAACGAAAATGCTTACGCAACACGCTCTGTTTTTCACTACGCCACCACACCCAAAACAGGAAAAAAACGTGTCATTTTGACACCGATTTTCATCCCGGTAACTAACTCGTTACCATCCGACTAGACGTACTCAAAAGTTGGATATGCACATACCCGCCAGAGACGTTAATCGCTTAAAACGCCGTTATACGCTTGTAGGGCCAAATGCCGTTTTCCCGACGAATGCGCTGTTGTTAGTCGTCGAGTTCACCCAATTCACGGAGCTTGTTGCGGCTCCAACCAAGGGCACTTTTGCCACCCCAAAGGAGGTACGAGATAGTGCCGCAAGCCTTTGTGTCTGAGGGGTCGTAATCTTCCTCGGCTCTGCTGAGGTAGGAGTACATGCGCTTGACTGTTTCCAACGAGACGCCCTCACCTTTGGCAAGCTGTTGCGCACGGACCTTGCCAACCTGTGTCGCGCACTTGTTGTTGACTTTCTCGTTGAGTTCAATGCCGCGCTTTGCGTTGTTGCGCACCGACGTAGGATAGTCCGCAAACGACTCCATCTCGATGGCCTTTGCCAGTTCAGCGAGCATACGTTCCTCGCGTTGCTGCACCTCCATCTTGTCGACGAAGTAGCCTTCGATGCTAAATCCCTTGACGCGGCCCTCCTTGACCCACTCCTGCCAGATAGCCTCGTTGTCCACCTTGATGGCGACCATCCAGGTACCGACAGGCACGTCGAGATTGTAGACAGCGGACTTGTCCTTGTCCTTGTCTTCGACGACCCATGACTCGACCAGAGTCAGACCTGTAATCGTGTGCTCGTGCTCCAGGGTGTGGGAGGACTGATTGCCGTGCATCATGTAAAGCTCGGAGGCCCGACGCACTGTGGACTTGCTGAAGTACACGTAGAACTCACCCTCGGCCCCACGACGGTAGATAGGCTTGTCGGGCACCAGTGCAGGACCCATAACGATGCGCTTGTCTGCATCTACCTCAGCAAAGGCGACGCGCTGTTCAGAGAGAGCCACGAAGTCGAGTTCGATAGCGGGCTTGTCTACAAGGCTGATGGCGTCAATGCCGTACACCTCTGCTTCTTCGTCGATGACTAGTTCAAAAATGGTCATAGCGTGGTCTGGTCTAGAATTTTTTGATTGGCCTGTTGTGCGTTGCTGACGTTCTCAGCGACAACGTAGGCGCGTAGGGTGTCTTGCCCTGCGCCACCACCCAAGAACCCAAGGTCGAGCTGTGGTGCCGTAGGTGCGCCTGGTCCTGTGCCAGGCCCCTGAATGTTTGGAGTAGGTGCTGCGCTACGTGACCTGAACTGGGTCTTGGCGATTGCAGCTACTTGTGCTGCACCTGCCACACCTGCTGCGGTAGCGGCAATGAAGCGGGAGCCAGGGAACGCGGTCCCGTCTTTGGCAAGTGCGTCAGTGATAGCCTGTGCGGTGTTCACGATAGCTGTCGCGTAGCTTAGGGCCTTGTTGCGCTGGAATGCCTTACGCGCTTGCGCCTCTCCCTCACCAGCAAACGCACGGTTGAGTTGACGCAATGCAGAGAATGCCTGGATGGTCAGTTCAGAGCGAGCGTCGAGGTAGTCCTTGGTGAGGTCCACCGCGTTCTCGAACTCCTCCTGCCGTGCTTTCTTGCGCTTGTCAGCCTCACTGATGACGATGCCAGTCAAGACGCTTTCGCCAGTAGCCATGAGGCCCCTGTTCTCTTGCATCTTCAACCCCAGGTTTTCGAGTTCTTCAATCTCGTTGCCCTGTGCTTCTAGGCGTTCCTGGATAGCCTTATCGCGGGCCTTCTGTGCGGCCTGTTCCGCAGCTTGTTGCTGTAGCAGCAATGACTGACGCTCGCCCTCCAGTCGCTTCTGTGTACGCAGCGATGCTGTCTCCAGTTCAATGACACGGATGCGTGCCTCCTGCACACGGTTGAGGTCTTCCTCTAGGCTTTCCCCCAGTCCGACCTGTTCTGCCGCTATACGCGCTCGTTCGCGGGCCAGACGCAGCTGTTCATCTACCGTGGATTGCTCCAATGCGATGGCACGCTCCAAAGCCCCGATGCGCTCCTGGAATGATAGTGTCTCGTCCTCTACCGCTAGTCGCGTCTCCGCAATGGCTCGGTTGGTCTCAGCACGCACCAAATTGAATGCACGCTCCTCGTCCTTAAGTGCATTGAGGGCACGCTGTAGTTCTGCTGCCGCCTTGGTCTCCCGGATGATTTCATCAGTGATGCCTGTGAATGCATCCTTGGTGTCGGCAAGGGCACCAGCAAAGTCGCCAGTAAAGAACTTGACCAAGGCCCCACCCAGACGAGAAATGCGGTCCTTGATAACAGCAAACGCGGCACCCAAAGCCTCCGTCGCTACCTTCAACTGCTCCGCGCCACGCTTGGTGCTAGTAAAGAAAGACACCAGGCTGCCCATGGCCACCAGGAGCAAACCAATGCCTGTTGCAGCCAAAGCGACCTTGAAGGTTTTGAGGCCACTGACTGTTGTCTTAAGTCCAGACGCAAAATTTTTGAAGCCTGTGATGGCTCCCCCAGTCATCTTGTCGAGCTGGTTAGTCAGGCCACTGGTTGCTGCTGCTGCCCCATCAACGGACTGAGTAACGTTGTCGACACTGCGCTTGACGCCCTGGTCTTCGGCAGTTATTTCGAGGACGACTTGTTGTCTAGTTACAGCCATGGGATGTGCAATGAAATGACGTAGGCGACCACGCTTAAGTACACGGCGGCGAGCGTCCAGTCAAGGACCCGAACGTAACGGGGGATGGTGCGCTTGGTGTGGCTGTACATGAGCAGGTCGATGGCTTCCATGATATAACGCGGGTTGTCCATTTGCTTACGATTCTGGCTGTGACTGAATGGTGAGAGGCTTGCACAGGTTCAAAGGCGTCACACCTCCAATGACGATGCTGTTAGGCACCCAGTTGTAGCCGTAGAACTCGCAGCACGCTTGTGACCCGTAGTCGGGGCTTGCTGGAGTAGTGCTGTTGAATAGGATATAGTTGCCGCGGGTGACTAGGCTTGTAGGTTCATCGGCACACAAAGAGACGTCGCTGAGAATCTTAATGAGAGTGAGCTTGCTAGTGCCGTCTACATTGGCGTCGTATTCAATCTTCAACACGCGATACGCTACGCCCTTGATGTGGATTTTGTCGTTGAAAGCAAAGTCGCGCACATCGCTGTTGGTCAGGTACGCATGGCACTCCACTATACGGGCCTCGGTGCTGTAGAGTTCGGTGACATACTGCGCCCAGTACAGGATGTAGAGTGTGTCGCGTGGGTTGCACGTCTGTGGCACAAATGCAGCCTCGACTCCGAAGTTGAGGTCCTTGTCGGTAAGGTCTGCCACAGCAGCGCTGTACTGGCTAAACGAAGGGAACAGCGTCAAGGCAACTTCGTGGAATGTGTCGTTGCGCAGGTACCAGGTGCCCAGGTCAAGCACGGTGCCGTGCCAGTAGCAAAACATGAGCTTGGGGTCGGAGACGATAGACCCGTCGCTGTTGATAGCCCTATGGATAGGGAAGAAGCTGCCTGGAATATGCGACACAATGTATGGGGCCGCAGGGACCTGTATTTCCGTCTTGCCACTAGCGAAGGGGTTCTCCCCATCTAGTATGCGATAGCGTCCGTATACGCGGTCCTGAGAGCGTTGTAGCTCCTGACTGATGAAGTCCCCGCCAGGGGCGTAGCTCCAACTGTACTCCTTGCTTTGAATGTCAGAGGTAGGGCGCATGACGAAGTCCATGCTGTAGTCCACCTTTGTTGACCAGTCCTTAACGGTACCTGAGGACATGTAGTCCGTGAACGGTTCAATCTTTAGGTGGTTTGGCTTATCGGGGTCAGGGATGAACACCAAATTGAACATACGCTGCAGTGCCGTGAGGTAGTCAATCTGCTTGACCTTAGGCATATTGGCTGCAATGTCAATTTCCTGCCCACTCAACACCTCGGCGGCCTCGATGTCGACAACTGTACGGACCCCAGAGGTAGCGTTGTCGTTGCCCTTGATGACATGGCTTTGCCCTGCCTCTACACGACCCTGCAACTCGACGGTGTCTCCATCTTCCAGGAACACGACCGTCTCGAATAGCTTGTTGTTGGCAACAGAGAATGTGTCGTCGCCATGGTCTACGATGTAGATGTACTCTGTACCAGAAGTGCGCACCACCTTCAGGCGCAAACCAACGTGGTCGGTGTGGCTGCCCTGGTCCCAGGAATACGTCACGCGCACATCAAAGAAGCCATTGAGAGGGGAGGTGTACTGGTTACTGGTATTGTCCCACTTGTTAGCCTCGTCGATACCTCCCGTGCAGTCATCTACGACGTCCAACGTGCCCCAGGTGCTATTGCCGTAGTCCTGTTCTAGCGCGGCCCTGGCTCTGTTCTGTTGTGCGTCGGTGCTAGCCAGGTTTGTGGTGCCTCTAAACGCAGGTATGTACAGGTCATGAAATGCTCCGTCTCCAGCAGCCGACGGGTCGCCGTCATTGATAAAATTTGACTCGTAGGTAAATCCCGCCTCGTCCAAAATGGCGTTGAGAATCTCGCGGGCCATGACATACGGGGTGAACTCGCCAGTAAAGATGCCGTCGGTGCTTGTCCAGGGGTATTGAAGGCTGCTAGTTTGGCTGACAAAGGACCAGTTGTTGCCTCGGTCGATAAGGCCATACCTGACCTTGCCTGAAAACAGGTTAGCGGTCCAGCTACCTGTGACGGCTGCGTAGGTCAAATCGTGATTGAGGGCACTGAGGTCCAAGTCAGGAAGCAAAGCATCGCCGATAGCGGTCTTAAGGTCTACGGCTTCACCAAAGAACACCAGCTCGATGTCTGCGTAGTGTTCCTTCTGCATGTAGACGCCTTTGACCTGCACCCCTCCTCGCAGAATAGGCATTGTGTCTCGCTGCAATTCCGCCTCGAATTTCTGCTTGAGGTCTACCGAGCTAGCGTCAGGGATTGTGACCAGCCCAAAAGCCGCGAGGTTGCGCTTAGTAGCGGGCACACGGAACGTCTGGGTAAAGCTGCTAACAGGCGACTGGATATTCTGGACGTCTGTGAACTGCTTGACCAGGTTGACCGACTCATTTTCGTACAGGTCAACGGTAGCTGAGTTGATGAGGAGGCTCAGCATCGCACGGGCTGACTCTGGGTGATAGTCAGAGACACGTCAAACATCTTGCTGGCCGCAGGTTCAATGACCAACGAGTTCTCGTCGACTTTGCAAGGCTGCCATGTGTCCGTGCCGTATCTGAAGTAGACAATCTTGGCACGCATGAGGTATTCAAGCATGTCGCGCTCGTCAGCAGTGAACTGATTGTGGTTTAACCGGAACTTGCGCGTTGCCGTTTGGTGGTAGGTCTTAGTGACCTCGTCCCAGTATTGGAATGTTGGTGAAGGGCCGCCGTAGGTCAAGGGGTTTGACTGGTACGTCTTGGCCTCCTTCGTGATGGTCTTTGGCGCACGTCCATCAAACCGCAAGAGGTCCCAGCCTCCAGCCCAGTTTGTGAAGGCAATTTGCACTGGCTTATGCTTAATTGGCCGACAATCTTTGTAGATGCGCAGGGTCGCGCCCACACGAGCACCCCAGGCTGACTGAGGCTGCACCTCACATACATGCCAATCGTCGTCCCAGTTACTGCCAAAAACAGCGTTTGTCGACATCTGGTCAGGGCCGATAATGCCTGTCTTGTAATTGCTGGTGATGGTAGACGACCCCGACATGATAGCCGTCTGCGTGGCAAGCGTACTACCCGAGCTGTCCTTAAGGGTGTAGAATAGCCTGTAGAAGTACTGAGTGATGCCCATATTGCTTGCTGCCAGGAGGCACATTGCACCCTGGTCGTCGTCAGCCATGTGCATGTCGATGTACTCAGTAGAACCAGGGGCAAAGTTGCGCACCGTCAGCCATCCTCGCTTAGTGACGTTGCTGAAGGACGTCATGTGGAAATCCGCAAAGGAGGGATGTAGGCCCTCGCTTATTTGACGCACTCCAGGGATGAGGTAGATAGACGTGTTGGCATCGTTTAAGTCCTCCGTGCCGTCTGTGTTGAGCCTCCCAACCTTGAGGGTGTATTTTCTGACTGTCTCTTGAATGGGGTCGGCTGGTACTGCACCGTTCTGTACAGAGTTGCCTTGAATGAACCGATAACCGCCCTGTGTGCTGACCGTGGTTGGTAGTTCTAGCCTACCATCGACAAACGAAGACAGGTCGAACACACCTCGGTTGCTAGCGTTAGGTGAGATGTAAATCTTGGCCACCTCTGTCCCAGTGCTGAAGGCGTTTGTGGTTTCTTCAATCTGAACGATAAAGCGCACAGGAGTAGACACGCTGTCGTAGAGCGTGTAGACCAGTGGCTGCCCAGTTACGTTGACGTCGTCGTTAGGCTTGCTGATAAATACTACGGCCATGGTTATTTTGGCTTGATGGTGATGCCGCCTATATCGGCAGACAATTCTTGAAAAAAGTCAGCGGCCTTGGCTTCCGCAATCTTCCTAGAATACTTTGGCCAAATGGCATCGTATGCTAGTGTCCAGTATTTGACGCCAGCCAATCCCTTACGCTTAACTGACCTTGCGATAACGTAGGCCGCAGAGCCTATTGCTGCGGGTGTCTGACTGGTAAAGCGGCCACCGCTATCACGCAGACGCACTGGCTTGTCTTCCATCCACTGCTTGATGGCCTCTACGTGCTTTCTGCTAGGGTTAGGGAACCTGTAGCTGTAAGGCGCATTGCGGTTACGCTCAGTGCCGTTGACACCCCAGTGTATGAAGGCAGCGTAGGGAAGGGGGCTGCCGAATTTTAGCTTCCCCCCTCCTATGCTGTATGTCAGGGACTTCTGCAAGTCCCTCGTGGCGACGCCGTATCTGCCGTTCTTGCCGATTCTTTGCGCTCCTAACTCCCGCTTGGCAGCTAGGGTCAACTCATCAGCGAACTCTCGAATTACCGCGTCGTAATTGGTCATACCTGTTTGCGGAGCAGCAAGATGTTGGTGTTGGTGGTCTCATCTACCTTGACCTCACGCACGGCAAACGGTGGTGGGTTTGTGCGGTCGTGAATCAGCTTCAACGCCACCTCGGCGCGATTGCTCCCCTGAACCAGTCGGAACTGGATGGTCTGTGAACCATGAGCTGCCGTAGTGGTAATGCTCAACATGTCGCCTTCCAGGTAGTCCTGACCAGCGGTATCTGCCACGATGGTAGACAGGTCCCCATTGCCGTCAAAGAGATACGTAAACGTCGCCCCAGACCCCTTGCCAGTGATAGAGGTAGCAGGTCGCAATGCAGCAGTCGCATTGGCATCGCTTGTGAACGTGCCGTTGTTAATCCCGCTAACTTGGTTGGGCTGTGAAGAAGTAACCAAGGGCGCAGCGTACTCGTAGCCGTAAGGAACTACAACGACGTCGGACTCGTTGTGCTCCTGCTCCATGATGTAAGCGTTCACCTCCTCGAACCCGTCGGTGTCGCGGAGCGTCTTCCGCCCAATGAGGTCGTAGGTATTCACTTTTTAGGGCTTTTGCGGGACCGTCCCAGCACGATAGCGTTGACGATGCGCTTCAAGACATCCACCACCTTGTCGTCCTTGGTGCTCTCAGTGAGCCCTGTGTACGTTCCAGCGGCGGCGAGGATGGCGAGGGCCAGTTCAGCCCAGTGGGTTGCGATAAAATTCATGTGTTTGGGTTTTAGATGCTTTCGGTGAACCAACCGTTGTCGACCATGTAGTCGTGGTCGCGCACGGTGGCGGTGCTTGGAATGATTTGTGAGAACTCAATCTTGTCGCTCGACTCAATCAAAGAGCGAAGGGTAGCTACCTCGTCGGCGGGCACTTCAGGGAAGGCACCCACGAGTCGGTCGAGGTCCACGTCGTCGTGGCAGTAGATGACCCAGTCCTCTTGGATGTGCATGGCCCAGTCGCCCCCGTCGGGGTGCTCCACGAGGCCGAAGACGGTGCCGTCGGCTTGGTAGTCGTGTTGCATGGCTTCAGGTGCCGTGATGTTGTAGAGCTCGCGGGTGATGAGTTCGGCGCGCTCCTGCGACGTCAAGTCGTCGTTGGCTGAGATTAGGATATAGCTCATAAGTCGTAGTGGTTTGAGATGTTGCGTTCGATGCCTTCGCGGCGCTCGCTTTGGTCGCTGGAGTAGACGACGACCTCTTGGATGAAGCCGTTCATGTGGTAGCCATCCGCGTAGTTGCCGATGCCGTTGTTCGCGCTGTCGATGCCCGTCGCAAGTGTCAACGTCCCTACGCTTGCACCATTGAGAAAAGCCTCCATGTCAGTTTGCGTAGCTCCTGCAATGACCGAGTGAAGGTTGTTCGCAGTGTTTGCTGTTGTACTGACGGAGTTGAGTGTGTTCGCGTAGCTGTAGTTGAAGTTTCCGCTTTGGACGTATGGCGAATACCAACGCTTGTTTGCCGTTGTGCCACTAAGAGCGAGAGCCATTTGAGAGCCCGTTGTGTTGCTGTATTTGCACACGATGAACGACGAAAGGTTGCCAATGTCGAGGCCCGTGCTGTCGAAGGGGAAAGCGTCGCTTGAACCATCAAAACGCATTGCAGGGATGTCGCTAACGGTCACGACGTTGCCGTTGCTGTACATGATTTTGGGCATCTTGTCTACGGCGGTCTGTGTGATGTCGTTCCCGTTGCCGGACTGGTCGTACCACGTCTTGATGTTGGCGTTGCCTTGGCTAAACGCCTCTAAAGCGGCCACGTCAAAATTGCCGTCAGAGTCGAAGCCGATGTCCTGCTCCGGGTATGGGGCATTGCCAGTAACCGCCACAACCCGTGCCGCCGCCCCCGTGTAATCGCTGTTTAGCTTGCGGAGGGAGTAGGCCGCATGGGCACCCCCGTAGGCGTCAAGCAACGGCGCGTCCTCCATGCCTTGCGTCTTGTAGTGCAAGCCCATGTCCTTCTCGATGGGGTCGAAGTTGGCGCTTTGGTCGCTTTCCCAAATGACCATTTCGTAGGCCCGTGGCGCACCCGCCGACGACGGTTGCGTCTGCGTGAAAATTTTGGTGCTTGAGGATAGGTCGTTTGTCCCGAGGTTTCCGGCGTTGTCTTGCAACCCGTTCAACCGAAGTTCAGAGCTTGAGCCGTTGCCCAAAACGCCGTAGAGGTTTTTCTCGTTTGCGTTCCATGCAGAAAGACCAAGCAATTCCGCACCAAAGTTGGCCCGGTTGGCAACGTTGGTAGGCGACCAAAGAGGGCTAAAAAAGAGACGGTTGTAGGTGCCTAATTCCGCAACGGCCAAAGCGGTGAAGGGTTGCTCAACGGCTGCCCCCAAGCTATACTGCGCGTCTGCGCAGTTTGCGTACACCTGTCCATCATCATCCGTCAGAAGGGCGCCACTGGAGTAAATGATTGCCTGTTGTGCGGTCGTGTTGTTGTCGAGGTCGTTCCCGGCACCTGACTGGTCATACCACGTCCGAATCCGAATGGTTTGGTAAGTGCCTGCAAACGCTTCAAGGGTCGCCGTGTCAAGGTTGCCCTGTCCGTCGAAGTAGATGTCCATCTCGTCGTTGGTCTGCGGAATGCGCACGCGAATACACGGCCCTTGGTAGGCCGAACGCAACTTGCGGAAAGAGTAGGCCGCCGCCGCGTCAGGGTACTTGTCGAGGAGCTTGTTCTGTGGCTGGGAGAACACCTGTTGGTCTACCTTGTCAAGCACAAAGAACGAGCGGTCCGTGGTGCCTCTAACTTGGAAGCGGTGAACGGGGAAAGGGAGCGGCTGTTGTCTGTCATGAGCCATGCGGACACGAACCTTGAATGCGTTTGAGCCATCGACCAAACGGAACTCGATGACCTGTGAACCATGCGACGCGCTCGTGGTGATGCGGAGCTTGTCGCCGGCAAGGTAACC